GAATCTTCTCTGGATTTTTTGCATTAGATAAAAGAGAGTCCATCGTTCTCTCTAATTGTTTAACTCTTTTCCTCGTAGGAAGTAATATAGATATTGTCATATGTTGTACCCTAGAGTTTAAAAGCTCTAGGGTAAACATAAATGTTTATTCTTCGTCTTGTTCTACGTCCTCGAAATCTTCGTCATCTGTTTCTTCGCTAGATGCAACTTGAATTTCTAAGTCCTCGATTTTTTCGCCTTGAGAATCAGTGATTTCAATTTTTTGTTCTTGAATCATTTCCTCTAAAGCTTCTTGTACTAGTTCTTTGATTGATTTAGCCATATACGCCTCCTGAGTTGAAAGGACCGTATATCATAAATTATGTTACAAGAATATTAAATTATTTTCCGCCCCAGTCATGATCATCGTCATTTATGACGCAAGTCTTAGGTTCTTCTTTTTTCTTTTCTTCGATTTCGTAAAAGAAATTATTAGTATCGTCTGTTTTCCAATCTTCGTTTTCTACGTTCCAGTATGTTGTTTGGACTTTGTAGTCTGGCCACTCGTCTTTAGTGGTGAAAGAATTAATGTTCCAGAGTATTCTGTTATTTGGCTGAGCAGCAAAATTACCATTGTCAAGCTGTAAGACATGAGCACACTTATGCTCTTGAGGAATTTCGCTGTGATCAATATCAAGTATATTGGACTCAGGGTGACCCCAATCAATGGTGAACAAATACTCACCGTGATAAAATTTTTTATCTTTTCCAAAATATTTTGCTCGTTGCCCTGCTAAAAAAGAAAATTCACTAACACTAGGATAGTAACTAAAACAATTCCACAATTGGAGGGTGTGCGCTGGCATATCAGGCACTTCGGCTCTTTGTAAATGTTTTTGGAAAAAAGCTGAGATAGGCAAGCGCCAAAAGCACGCACCGTTCTCCAGCATGATGTTAAACAAGATTGCTCTCCCGCTAATACTCGTAATAGAAAAGATAACGCAATCTCGCTCGCCTCTTTTATTTTCGTCCAGATCATATAAATACTCCTCACGAATTTTGCAATATATCGGCGGTATGTTACTATTTAAATAAGCCATTGTACATCTTTTAACAAATAAAAATTTTTTTGCTACAAAAACAATACTTTTTTTATTTTTTTAAAAATTTTTTTATATACATATATGTTATTTCAGACCATATCTATATCTCTATCTATTACTAGCCGCAAAAAGCTTTTAAACTTTATACAATTTATCAAAATCAAACTTAATACGATTTTTTAAAAAATTAGAATTAGAAAAAAGAAAAAATAAAAAGGATAAAAAATAAAAAATAATCGATAAGGAAAAAATGAAAAGATGAATACTGAAAAGATGAATACTGAATACTGAAAAATTAAATAATAAAAAAGCGTCTATAAAATTAATTATAGACGCTTAATTATCTTAACGAATTATTTTAATTCGTTAATTCTTTTTTCGAAAAAAGAGATAGTTTCGATAATAGAATTATCTACTTTATTATTTTTAATATACTCTTTATTTTCTGATATTAATTCTAAATACTCGTTTTTTTTATTAATATCTAGATATGCGGGTATATCTACTATTGCTTTTAGTTTCTTGATTTTATTATTATATTTAGTATCGTGTACTAAATCGTTTCGTGTAAACGAATTAATAAAAGCGTCTTTAAGATTAGTTGAAAATCTATAATTTTCGTATCTATCTCTACTAGCGCCTTTTTTATCGTTATATAATCTAAAAAGAATTTTTCTATCTGCGAATGCTGATAGAGTTTTTAGATTAACTTTTGACTCTAAATTTTTTAGAGTTTCTTTTTTTTCTACTTTTTTCATACTTACTCGCTTTCTATTCTTTTAAACTCTTTTAATATTTAAAAGATTTAAATTTAAAAGAATTAAAATTATATTACTTATTTTTATATTAAAGTAAATAGTAAAAACAGCAATAAAATAGAAAAAAAGAACGTTTTAAAATAGTTTATTATATATAGCATTATAGATACTTTCGTTAATAGTTTAATTAAAAATCTAATATTAATATTTATATCAAATTAAAACTTTAAAATTCTTATTTTAAAATTTTAAATATTACTCGTGAAACGAGAGCTTTTATCCTTTTTTAACTATACCTTGATCCTTAATGATCCTGTTTGAGCACCGCGGATCACGATCAATCGTCATCATCGTCATGATCAAGAATTTCGGGAGGCGGGCTGCGGTTTGTTGTTCAAGAACATGATCAACGAGGATCAAGTGCCGAGCGTCAAGGCACAAGCCACCTCAATCAACAGCCGTTAATTAAGTTCGTGTTCTGATTTGATTTGGTCTAGGTACTTGGACAGTTCATCATCGTTCATGCTGTCAAGGGTTGAGTGCTGAACTTCTTTTTTCTCAACGAGAAACCCTAAGAGCTGAGACTTAAGCCTTATCGCATTGACTGCTGCTGTATATTGTTTCTTGAGACAAGCTTCCTTGTACACTTCATCAAGCTTTTCAACCTCTTTTGACACAGATTCACTTGTCAAGCGCCTAGCATCAGAGCGCAATCTATCGATATACTGGATGATTTTATCTTTCTTTAAGTTTCGGGCAGCTTGAACGTGAGCTGAAGTTTCGCTGTAACCTGCGTCAACAGCCGCTTGCCTCTTACCTTTTCCTTGCGCTATACCCTCACAGAACTTCTTTTCCATTGAGGATAAAGTAGCTTCGTTAGTCTGATGGATTTGGTCTAAAGTTATCGCCATATTTATCCAATATAGCGATTAAATTATGAATGTAAATAAGACTATTAATAGTCTTTTTCTGAATCGTAAATAGCTTTTCCAAAAGCTATTTCTATTTCTCTAACTTGAGTAAATTCTCCGCAATTACCAGTCCACCAAGAAGCGAATTCTTTAGCTTGGTCTAAATCGGTATAAAAAGCGTAAGATAAATATGATGAAGTTTCTTCGTTGAAATGCATCTCGAAATTTCCCTCGTTTAATATATAAGCGAAAGGATCGTTCTTGATCTTTTCTATTAAGTTGTCTCCATCTTTATTTACTACGATGTAAGCTTTTACTTTTTTATTTTCTAAGTTCATTTTTTCTCGCTTTCTTTTAAGTTTAATTTTTAAAAGAATATAAAGAATAAAACCTAATTAAACAAGATTATCGTACATTAGGATTTCTACTTTTTAATGATTGTATTCTACTTTCTTCCATAGCAAGTTTATAATAATTATCTCCATTATGAAACTGTATTTCATAATAACATTTACCATCATCTTCGTGCCATCTATTTAATATTGCTGCTTCTTCTACGCACGAAGAAGGATTATATTTAATATTAACGATATCACCTTCTTGATATTTATGTTTTTGATAAATTTTTTCAATCATCGTCTTACCTGCGCATCTACTCGTTGAATATTTGCCTCAATCTCTCGAAGCTCTTCCTCTCTTTCTTTAATAATTGAATCAACTTTTTCTTTTAAAATTCTTAATTCAAAAAGTTTCATCTCATTAAGTATTTTATCCATTACTTTCTCCTTTCTTTAATACGATTGGTTTTACATCAGAAATAATAGATTTACTATCATTACTAATAGCATATAGTAAATTACAACACACCTCTCTGAGTTGCTCTACTTGACTTTCAGAAGATAATTTATCATTAGCAAACGCAGCTAAGATATTTTCATCTTCGCTATCAAAGTAAATCGTAGTTCTTTTAAATAGTTTCATATTTTCTCGCTTTCTTTTAGTTTATAAATTAAGAATATATTAATAATATCCAAATTATACAATATTATTCGTAGTCCTTAAATCTATAATCGTCAAAAGACATAGTACCTCTAGCACGATTAAAAGAATCACTTAGTTCTTTTTCTCTTTTCTTTAATTCTTGATTTTCAAGAACTACTGCTGAGAAATAAATGCCTAACATAGTTAATACACCTACAAGAAGTATCGAACAATTAATTAGATATTCAACAGTCATATTAAACTCCTCTCGTATTAGTTAATGCATCTCTAGTTCTTGTATAAAACGGTAAGATACCTTTAATATAAACTCGCATAGATTTAATAGTACGAGTCATTAATCCAGCTTTTACTAATGATTCAAAGCCTTCTTTTTCTTTTTTAGTTAGCATTGTAGCCTCCTTAGTTTATTTTTACTTTCTAATTATAATTTATAAAAATATAAAAAAGTTAATACAACTAAAGTACAAAAAATATAATCAATCAGAAGTGTTTCCATAGTTATAAGGGTTATTTCTATTTGATATATCTTGTTTAACTTTTGCTATCTTAGCATCAAACTTGTCTAATTGAAAAGCTCTATTATGACGTTTACAAAAAGATTTGATTTGATAGACTAATTGGTCATATTGACTAGTGCTACCAATAGCTTCTGCTAGTTCAACAAAGTGTTTTCTACTTAGGCTCATATTTCTCCTTTCGCTTGGTATTGTTTTAATCTTGCGGGTATTACTTTAGTTTGATCACATACTGAGCAACACTCGCCTTCTTCTTTCAATGGTTCAGGATTATTTCCCCAACCAGTGAATTCTTTATTACATAAACAACAAATTTTTTTATTTTCAGTATTCAAACTTCTTCTCCTTTCTCGTCTATCATTGATATTATTTCGTCCCACTCTTGAGTACCGGGAATTTCTTCACCATGTAATGGTTCAATACCATATTCATCTAAACAATAATCAGTGCCTATATAATTACTCATATCTTTACCACAATTAATCTGAGATATAAAATCATCTTTTCTTTTTTTCCACGTGTCTAAATCAACAATTCTGAAAAGACGATTAACAGCAATTTTTTTATATACTTTGATTAAAATAGTATTATCCATAAACTTCTTCTGCGTGTAATTTGGATTTTATATAATCACGAGTTAGAAATTGCACATTATCTACATCAACATAAACGATAGTATCGCTGTCAAAGTTTTCTTTCCATTTATTAAATTCTTCTGCTGACATTTCTTTACGATATCTAGTTAACCAACCATCAGCGACTTTTTTACTTACCCATCTAAAATTACTCATCTTTCTACCTTTCTAACGACTACTAGGCGGAAAGCGATTTACGCCTAGTAGCCACTGTTAACGTTGTATTTACTCTTAAAATATATTTTAAAGAAAATAAATTAAAACACTATTTTAAAGTAAATGTAGCTTTTTCTGTTTTGCTAGCCATACCAGATTTATCTTTATCTTCGGTAGCAATAAAGCCTCGTTCTCTATCCCAATCTAAATCGATGGTTTTACCACCTGCAGATAGAAAATCTCTGATTCGCATACCAGATTTATATAATTCAAATCTTTTATAACCATTTGAACCCTCTCTTTTTGGATTCTTAGGTACGCAGATTTGAATTCTAGCGTCACGATCATATTTGTAAGTACCCTTAAATAACTTAGGGTCCATTACTTTTGCTTTCTTAGCTTTTGGTTTAGCTACCGCCGGTTTACTCTTTGGAGTAACTTTAGGTTTAGTAGCTAGATTAATTGCAGCCATTAGCTTTCTCCTTTCTATATTTATTTATTTAATAACTATATATACAACCGATATAATAATTAAACAATAAAAATAAACAACCGTCCTTTAAATCGCTTTCTACTATATAGTAAAATAAATATATAAAAATACAAATCAAACTCAAATCACCAAGCAATCTCGGGAGGTATTGGCGGTATTGGCTCCAAGAGTAGAGGCAATACCACTAGAATCATTGGTATTATTGGATAATAGTTAAAAAGGTATTGGTATTGGCACTTTTTTATAATTTGAAAAAATATTTTTCAAAAAATATTTCCTATATAGTAGATTAGATCACTAACAACGCTAGTAAAAAAAACAAAAAACCATATACAATAAAATGTCTAAAAAAATAAATCATCTTGAAATCCTTAATTTTCGTTAAAATTAACTAATAATATAGAATAATACTAATAAAACAAGTATCTATTACTGAGTATTCCTATTTATTTCAAGTATTGCGAGAGTTAAATGAGCGGAACTATTAGCTCCTGCTCTAGCAAAAATATAATCGTTTTCCTCAAGGATCAACGGTCCTTTCGCCAAGTTGACTGTCTCTTTTACTCCTAAAGTATCATGACCTATCACAAAATCTGTAGTTACACTAGAATCATGCACATATATATCAACATTTATATTATTAGTTAAATCATTAGCCACTTGTATGTTTTGAATTATAGCTCTACTATCACTAGGAGTAGTATACAAAGTAGCATTTGCAGTAGTCAAATCTGAAAAAGCATTTTTATAAATATTTGCCATTAATTACCTCTCATTAAATACCATACACGTCTATCTTCTTCATCTTTAACGTCTTGTCCATATGTAGAATTAAGAATTTTAATTAAGTCTTGTAAATCTTCAATAAGCTGATCAAAGTCAGTCTTTTGATATTCTTCAGGTGCGGTGTTTAATCGTGTCGTAGGTATCTTAGCCATATTGATATGGTATTATGTTTTACCAGCAATGTCTATCGGAAAGCTACGTAGCTATTGATATTTGTTCATCAAGAGCTTTGTAATAACTTCCCAATCTTTCATCTATGTTTCTCATCTGACGCTCAACATCTTTAATTTGTTCTTTGAGCCTTACACATTTTAGAGAAACAGACCCATTAGCTAAATATTCAGAAGCCCATTCAGCTTCCAGTTTTTGCTTCTGAGCCAGTAGATGATGAGAGTTTCTCATCTTTCCACTCCTCTACTGTTAGTCGATTAGCGTGGCCTAACTTTTCAAGCTCTACCCATTTGAAAGTCTTAGGGTGTTCTCTCCAAAGTCTTTCAGCCG